AGGGTATTGACGTAAACCCATCTTTGCAAGTGCTGTTAAAATCAAGGCCGGGACTGCTTGACGCTATGCTTGATTGCTTGGATATGACGACAGTAAAAAGCATATTGAGAGCATTGAGCGTTACAACAGCAACAGCAGTAACTTTCACGCCGATATTGTTTGACCAAAGTCGTCAACCGATCTTTATTTTACCACCAATCACGATTGAAAAACCGGCACAGCCTTTAATGAGCGCACACAATTATGAAATTTGGGGTTGCAGTGAATGGGACGTAAGAGGCGCGGCTTATTGCGGCCTTTATATAAACATGGTCACGCCTGGAGACGAGACAAACGGAAACATCGAAATAAGTATGTCAGCAATTTAAGGCGGTCAAAGTATGCTCATTCTTTTTTCAGCAAGTCACAGGCAAGAGAACTTCACGACAGAGGGCGGCGGAGTTGGTGGTGGACATTCAAACAGCCGACACTTTCAAAACAGACACCTGCAGCCGACAGGAGGAGCGGTTGGCGGCGGCCACGCGAGACAGCACCGCTTTTTCCGTGTGGATTTTGTCCCTACAGGCGGCGGGGTTGGTGGCGGTCATTCACAGCATAGGTCACACCGAAGCTTTACCACAGACGGTGGCGGAATTGGCGGAGGTAAACAACGCTCACCACGCACCAGGCACACCAGATCGACAGGCGGAGCGGTTGGCGGTGGTCATGTTATCCCGCTGTTTATTGGAGCATCGGCGAACATGAGGGAACTTGCACTAGAAGGAAACGCGGCGGGGTTGGTGCAGCTTGCACTGGTGCTGGAAACAGAAGGTTTCAGAGTCCAGACAACGAACGATTATCTTGCTTTCTGGCTATGGTTTGAGCCGACCGGGATTGTCATTTATTTCGATCTGGTTGACCGCGGTCAAATGAGAATAAGGCAAGCGTTGAACAGCGGGACAGATGCCGTGCCGGTCTGGGACTACGGAACGCCGATTTATCTTTTCTTGCGTTACTGGTATGACTGCCCCGGTTGGTTATTCTTTACATCAAAATATATTTACATCGTTTCAAGACATGACCGGTATGACCGATACGCTTATGACGCGATTTTTGCCGGTGCCGCGAACGATCCAGCCGGGCAGCTTGGCGGTTGCCTTGCGCTTGTTGGCGGCTCGACGACTTCAAACATTTTGCTTTTTCCGCTTTCTACGGATTCAATTGTAGCAACTGGTATCACGATGGACAAGGCAACGCTTGCGGGTCAAAAAGTTATCCACATGAGAAGCCTTGCAGGTTATTTCGGCGCAGGTAAAAACGGCAACGCCGGAGGTAAAGGAGTAACAGGCACAGAGATTGTTTTGCTTGATTCTGATAACAAAGTCAGGGGATCACTACCAAACGCCAGAAGCACACAAGGGGCTGATTTGCAGCCGGAACAATTTGTAAGAACGCCGTCTACGAGCTGGCTTACATTTCAAAATAACGGTTCAAGCGTGATCCTGCAAAGGTAACGCTACCGTATTAAAAAGGAGAGCTGAAAACATGGCGGTATCAATCAAACATAAATTTGTTTCACCCATCGGAGACAGCACAGACACAAGCCAGGTCAGGCCATCAAACTGGAATGATGAACACGAAGTAAGCGGCCTTGTGCAATCGGTCAACGGACAATCACCAGACGTGGCCGGTAATGTTGCATTAAATGTTGACGGCAAGGTAAAGACCGTCAACGGCGTTTCGCCTGATCTTGCGGGAAATATAACAGTCACTTTCACGCTGCCAAGCAAAGACGAGTTTTTTGCTACAAAAGCATCAAGCCAGAATTTCACAGGCGGAACAACGGCAAAAGTTGCTTTCGGCACAATGAAAGTCGGTAACGCCGCTTACTACTCGACATCAAATAGCAGGTTTACAGCACAGCAAGCCGGAACATACCTTTTTACCGCTCATTGCGGATTGACAACAGGTGAGACAGGCCGAATGTACCTTTACAAGAACGGTTCAGCGGTTCAAACTCGAATTGACCACCATAGCGACACGGCAAGCGGGATGTATTCAGGAACAATGCTTCTACAGCTTGCGGCAGGTGATTATGTTGAAGTCTGGTTGAAAGTAGACAACAGCACAACAAACGACACGGATTGCAGCTATTTTCAAGGCCACAGGCTGACATAAACGAGGGGGCACGTTTTTAATGTCAAAGACATTTCAAGGCGATGCTTTCGCCAAAAATAGCTTTCAACAGGAATTGCCAGGCTTTCAAAATCCAGGCTTTCAATTTTCTGCTTTCCAAGAAGCGCCACAATACCCGCGCACATCGTTTCAAAAAGGTGCTTTCCAGTTCCCTGTTTTCGATGTGGACGGCGACACGCGAACGATACCCCCCGAAGTCTACATAATGGCGCAACTCGGCACACGGGGAAGAATCGGCCCTTGGATGATCCAATTAAACAACCGGAGCGGCAGGCCAATGGTTTTCTGGTACAAGAAGCCGACCGGGGAGCCGACACCGGTACAGTTGCAGATTCGGGAAGCTATGCGGCAGGCAATGGCAGAGTTTAAGGCGCTATCACAGGATGAAAAAAACGCATTGAGCGCCGAAGTCAAGGGAACCGGGAAAACGAACGCGACGCTTTACGCAAGCAGAAGATTAAAAGAACTTATTTAAAAGGCAACATTAGAAAAGGGGAAAACCGCTACAGCCTGCCAGCGCAAAAAAAGCGCCGTCAGGCTTTCGCGTTCCAGTGCCACGCCGCAAGAAACCGCGCCGCGTCACTTCCACAAGGGGAGAGTCAAAAGCAGGGAATCAAAAGCAGTTCAGTCACGACGCAAAACGACCGGCAAAAAGACGCCGGTCGCCTTCGCGCCGTCACTTCACCGAAGCAAGAGCCGTCAAACGTATTGCCGGTGAAACTGGCAAAACGCTTGCCGAAAACCGAAAAGAAAACCAAGAAAAGTCAAAGGCCAGTTTATAGGACGCGGCCAATTTATGTGGCCGTCTCGGAGCGGGTCGCCGCGCTCCATGTTCGGAGGTATGCCGGGACATGGCTGACACGTCAAAGGCGTAACGCTTCGCTCTGTGCATTCGCTGCGCTCATAGGCGCACCAGTCAAAGGCCTAGGCGTCAGGAATAAAAGCAAGTCAAAACCGTTCGCCATTACGGGGCGGCTTTCCTGGTCGCCTGCCCACAGTTCCACAACGCTCCACCGATGGACGTGCGCGAAGTGGACGCGCTCCATCGCCGGGCATTATGGAAATGTGGACAGCCTCCCGCCGAGATTATGCGGATGAAAAAAGGGCAGCTTGCGCCGCCCTCTCTTTTCCTTTTTTCGGGTTCTGTCAATTTTGCGCCTGATCGAAAAGCCCAGGCGCACGGAGTTGCGCCGCCACTGAAATGCCGAACCGTATTTTTGACCGGCTGCAGAGATTAAAAGCAAAATCCGCCGCTTTACTGCGGACGGTGAAGCATGGCTCAAAAAGTTCAATTAAAAGCGTTATCCTGTGCGCCGCCTGCGAAACGTTTTGTTTGCAGCAATCCGCGCGCCTTAATTCCTCGTTGATGTGGTTTGCAAAATCTGAAACAAACATTATTGACCCCCTCGCCGTTTCCGGTCTTTGATTATGGTGCCGGCCTGTATAATGGCCGTTGCCTTGATGAATTTTCCGACCGGAACGCCGCACAGTTGCGCCGCTTCGGACACGGTTGCAAAATCTTCAGGTTTCCAGCGGATTGACGCCGCGCGGTTTGCACCTCCCGGCTTTTTCGTACCTTCCGGCCTACCCGGTTTTTTCAGAGCCCTTTCGTTCATAGCTGGAACCTCTCGCGGACGGCTTCCGCAATCTTCCGCGCGTCGCGGTACGGCAGCGCCGCAATGTGGCCGAACATAATCAACCGCAACGCTGGCGCATTCAGTAGCCGCGCCGGAAATGCGGTCATGTGGTCAATGATGCTTTGTACTGTCGCGTCCAGGCTGCGGCAGGTGTCGTGATGCTGTTCAACTTCGGCGTTCACATCATCGCGCAGTTGTTGCAGTTCGCCGGCTGGCCGCTGGCTGTTTTCCTTTTTCATTTTAACCCCCTTCGGGGAGCCCGTCGCCGGGCTCCCGTTGTTTGTGGTTTATGGTTATAAATCTTCTTCTGATATGTCGAAGTTGTCCGCCCACTCCTCCAGCGTGTCAATTTCATGCTGGAGTTTTTCGCCCCGTGGCCCATCCTGCACCCGCTCTGTCATTTCGTCGTAAAGTTCTTGCATTTCTTCCGTGATAGTCTCCAGCCTGCTTTTTAGTTCTTGCGCTTCCTGGATGATCTTTTTTACAGCCTGCCCGTGTTGTCTGTTCATTACAGCCCCCTTGCCTTTAATTCGCCGATGGTTTGCGGCGTCCAGTAGAAATCTAATTCGATATGATGGGCGGTCAGCTCGTCTATGCTGATGTATCCCATTTCCCCGCCGTTGCCGAGGTTTGCCAGGCCGAACGCCTGCGGCGTCCCCCCGTCAATGTCCTTTTCTACAATGTGCCAATCCATGCAACCATGAAAGTAATGCAGCACAGCCCTTGCCTGGTCGCCTTGTCCGTCCGTCTGGTACGTTGTTGGCATGTTGCCAATTGTTTCGGCCAGCCGCTCCACAATCTCCACAACCGCCGCCCGTTCCTCGCCGGCAAGCATCGTTTGCAAGCAATGCCGCTGCCGCTTGCCGATGAAAGGTGCTACCACGTCCCAGGCTGCCCACCGTTTACACACTCCGCTAATTGTTCCCATACTTTGACCCCCTTACTCGGAATTTTTAAGCATCTAAAATATATCACGTTTGCAATTAAAAGTACATACAAATAATTGCAGTTTGTAGCGCTGCCGTTCCCGGTTTCAGCTTGGCGCGAAAAAACACCCGCGCCAGGCTTCAACCGTCCACTTTTGCAATTTTGCAAAAAAAGACTTGACACCGCCATTTTATTGACGATATCGTGATTAAAATTTAAGCAGTACCAAAAGGAGGCCAGACAATGGCAAAAGTTACAGGACCCCTGATGTCGATGGATGCAAGTGGAACGCTCGGTGGTGCAATCGTGTTCAGCAAATGGAAAGGCATACCAGTTGTTCGCCAGTGGGTGAAACCCGCTAACCCTAACACAGCAGGTCAGCAGGCTGTCCGAGCAGTGTTTCAGAAGGCCACCCAGATTTACAAGGCGCTTTCCGGCGCTGATGTTGCGGCCTGGGCTCGCCGTGCCGCTGGTCTGAAAATGTCCGGCTACAACGCGCTTGTTAAAGCCTATTCAGCCGTCGCCATGCTGCCGACCGACATGGGTTTGATTTCGGACGTTTCAAGCTCCGCAATCGTGGCCGGTTCTTCGACTATCACGTTTACAGTTGATAGCACCGATCCTGTCCGCATCTCGTTCGGTGCAAACGCAGCTACACCGGATCAGTCCGTCGATGTAGCCGCCCCGACCGTGGGAATTAATACCCAGGCAATTACCGGGCTCAATCCGACAGTTACCTATTATTTCCGCATTGCTACCACAGCAGCAGCCCCGGCCGTGGCAGAAACAGGCGTTTACGTCATCAACGGGTAATCAGCATTTTGTGAACCTGGCCGGTCTGATTTCCTTTCTACTCCCCAGGGCGAAGGGCGCAGACCGGCCACCGGCCACAGGCTGAAAAGAAAACCGTTTCACCTTTTAGAACCTGCCGTGATTGACCCCCCAGCAGCGGAAAAAAAGTGAAGCGGTTTTTTTTTGAAATCAAGCAAAAACAACCGCCAATCAGTTGACGGTGTAACCGTCAAAAATCCCACGCTTGACACCATATTTTTTTTGTGCAATTTCTTAACGCCTGATGCATATAAAAAAAATAGTCCCAGGGGGGAGACATGAAAGAGCCGATACAGTTTAGAGTTTGCAAAAGCCCGATTGTGGGAGATGTTCAATTTCAAGTCGTTTCGGGAAAATCAGGTAATTCAAATGTTGTGTTGAGTGGGGAATTTGAGCGCCAGAGTTTAACGGTGATTCAGATTCCTTTTTTGTCGGCTGTCCCAGGCGCGCCAATGTCAGGCCGGATCAGATTACACAAAATCGCCGCGCCTTCCTTCCTGGATGCAATGACAGAGCTGTACGAATCGGAACACTGGCTAGAGCTGTTGACCTATGATGGGACGTTTTGCCCCCGGCTGATTCGTGGCAGTTACGACGTGTTGAGCAATCACGCGCTCGGAATCGCCGTTGACATGAATGCAGCATGGAATATGCTCGGGCAGCCGCCAGCGGCTAGAGGCGAAAAGGGAGACATGCACAACATTGCAGAAATTTTCAAAGGCTACGGCTGGAGCTGGGGCGGAGATTGGCACCATCCAGACGGGATGCACCTTGAATACATCGGGAAGCGTGCAGCATGACCGGGCTACCTGTCGGATGCATGATGATTGCCTATTCTGACAATGACGAGTTTTTCGGCGATTATGAAGCGATACAGGAGGCGAACGCATTTCTGGCACATTGAGAAAGTCCAGGCGTATAGCCGGGACGCGGCAGCCGACCGGATCGGCGAAGAAATCACAAAAGCGGCGCAAAAGACGCCGCAGGGGGTAAGCTGATGTTTGCACATCAACTGCAAAGGGAACTTGACGAGATCCTTTACCGTGTCCACTTGGGACGGATCACGCTGGAGGAAGCGACGAAAACGGCGCTTGCCGTCTGTGACGGATTCACAGATTCAAAGATGAACATTTCAGACGTCATAAATTACGCTGTAGGCTATTTGAAACCGTTACCCTTCCCACGGGCTGCGGAATTTTCTTCAAGCCTGTCAGCGAGTCAGCAGGCGTCCCAGGCATAGGAAAAAGAGAACCGGCGGCGGCGGTTTCCACCTGTTGAAAAGTGTGTGGATAACCCCGCCGCCCTTGTGTATATCCCGTTTGTAATTTTTTACAAATAGATCATTACCCCTAGGAATATCACAGGCGTCTAAAAGCACGCCGCCTGTTGATAACCTTAAATAGAAAGACACGCGAACAGCTTTTTTGATGTTGTTAAAAGAATTTCGGCGGCGCGTGTCTCCTGATGTTAAAAGCTCACGCCCTGACGGGCTAACGTCAAAGGCAAACGAGTACGCCGTGAGGCGCTACGCGCACGGCGAGACGAAAGGCCAAAGTCAAAGGCGTATTGAATATAGAAGCCTTTTTGAGTCAAAGGCGAAAAGCAAGTCAAAGGCTCACAAAATACCGCACCAGACGCCCCAGGGAGGCCAGGAATGTTGACTTTGAAAATGTTTGAAATTGCAAGATTGGTTTATGGTTTAATGCAGGTAAAAGGGAAGCAATACCATGTGATTGACCGGGATTGGATGTTGAAAACATTGGAAAAGCGGCATAAAGTGAAAATGTCCGCGAGTTGCCTTGATAAGTCGCTTGCGAAACTTCGGGAACTCGGGATTTTACATAGTAAGACCCGCCACATAAAGGGAGACGCCGGGCAGTTCATACCACGCCCGAGCCTTTACCTGATGACGTCGAAGCTAAAAAAAATGTTCACCGCGCTAACGCGCGGCCTCGGGAAGCTTGCCGGAACCGGGATTTTATACCAGATTTGCAACGGCATTGAAGCGGAGCGGAAGGCCGCCAGGGACGCGCAAAACGAAAGGCTGAACCGAGACAGAGAGCCACCAACTGTGCCGGTAGCCTTAAAGGGGGCTCCCGATGAGTTCATTAAATTGTTTATGGAGGCGTGCAATGGGTGATAACGGGGAAGATTGTATTTACAGGAGCGGCCACGATGCCAAAATTACGTTGATAATCACGTTATTAACTATTATTTTGACAGTACTGATCGGTCAGGCCGCTTGGATCAATTCGGAAATAAAGGGGCTCGGCGAAAGGGTCGTCAAGATCGAAACGAGAGAAGCCATTGAACACACGGCAGCCGCACGAAAATAACGGGTGCGCCTTGAATGCAGACGAAGGAAAAGACAAAAACCGTGCCAGTATGGTTTTTCCCGGCGATGATTATCGCCTTAAATCTTGGTTCATCAATCGTTTACCTTTACGCCAGGGACTACAGACGCGCCGTGTATTGGATAGCGGCAGCGGTTTTGACCTGGACAGTTTCCTTTTGAAGTGACGAAAGGCCGTTGATTATGTCCGCCCACAAGCGGCCATTTAACCCGGTCAGTGCGTAGGAAAATAAAAAAAGCTGGAGGTGTTTATGCTGGAGTGGATCAAAAAAAGAGTGGTTGAGCGGTCAACGTGGGTCGGTATTCTGGCACTTGCCGGTATCTTCGGCGTGAACATTTCGCCGGAACTGAAAGAACAGATTTTGACAGCAATCACCGCGCTTGTTGCCGTGATTTTCACGGTTACGGCGGACAGAGAGAAAGCGAGGGCGACCGATGGCGACAAATCAATTATTCAAGCCGGATCAGCTGCAACGGATATTGACACCAGCCAGAAATAAGCCGCTGATAATTTCAAAAACATGGTCTGTTGACTGGGACCAAGTTTTATTAAAATGGTGGAGGCGTCTATGTGGGAAAAATTAAAAATAATGTCGTCAGGTATCTGGTTTTTTGTGCTTCCGTTCCTTCGATCAATGATGAAACAGACCGGATCAATCCTTGCCGCTGCCGCGCTTTCTGCCGTCAAAGCAGTTGCCACAAACACAGGAGCAAGCGGAGCCGAAAAGCGGAGCGCCGCCCTGGACATGATAGGACAGGAATTGACGGCGCAAGGTATCAAAATCGGCGTTGACGTCTCAACAAGCCTTGTCAATGCAGCCCTTGAAATGGCAGTACAGAAGTTGAAAGAGTAAACCTTTCCGCCGCATAAAGCCGCGCCGGACGCTACGCGACAAGCAAAGTCAAAGGCGCGCGCGAAAATCAAAACCATCCGCTTCGACCAGCATCACCTTAACCGGCGAAACAAAAAGCCGTGACACGTTGCCGCCGCCGTGCGGACTCCCTCCACCGCCACCGCCGCCGCCAGCCGTGCGGACTCCCTCCAGCACACCGCCGCCAGCCGCCCGAACTCGCAC